CGTGTTCGGGAGATAGTTCGCCAGCCATGTTCTTTTTTCTCCTTGGGGAGACTGGCTTACAGCCTCCCCGTTATTTGATTTGATGTTTATCCTGCCATTAGACCAGGATATTCCGAATGCCGCTCGTATGAGTGGCGCTCGCCCGCGTCCCGTGCGCTGCTACAGCGATGCGGAAGGAGACCACCATGTACAACTCGCGCGTACGGATGTTCTTGTCCACCTCGATAAGCAGCCCCCGCTTGAAACCGACCGTCCACATGTTGCGGTTGTAGAAGCTGATCGTCCCCAGCGTGTTGCTGGCCGCGGTCACGGACAGCTTGCCGTCCGCTTCCGCTTTCGGCTGGGATGCCGAGGGCAGCACGGGCACACCGCGATAGCGCGCCAACTCACCCTTCAAGATGGTAGCCTGCGGCCCATACTTATCCACCGTCGCCACAGCAGTCAGGCCGAGCATGGCGAAGTATGCCCCGATTCCCGGCACGATGCGGACTGAATTCAGATCCAGCCCGTACTTGGCCAGCAAGTTGAGCGCGCCGGTCATGTCGGCGTCTGCCAGAGCGTCGCCGCCGGCGTTGACATGCTGGGCGGTGTTATCCACGATGTACAGGTGGCGAATGCCATCCTGTCCGGAGGTCAGATAGTACGAATCCGCATCGGGAGTGCCGTCATCCGAGTTGATATTCAGGGTTGACGTGGCGGTCGCGTCGGCATTCAGGCTGAAGGCGTCCATCTGCTCGCCGCCGGAAATGCCCAGCCGCCGCCGCAGGGATGGCATCATGGCTACAACGCTGTCCTCGTCCAGGTTATATGACCAGTCCACCTCGGCGATCTGCTCGGTCGCGGTCAGGGTCGATTTGCCGGTCGCTACGTTCTGAGGCGTTGTAACCTGCCCCTGGCCGCCTTTGCGCCAGGTCACGTCACCCAATCCCAACGGGATGTCAAACGGGTCGGTCGGCATGGGTTGGTTGGGAAGGTCGGCGGCCACGCGGGAGGCCATGAAGAAATCGTCCCACAGCTCAGAAGCCATCCCGGTCGGCACCAGCTCGTCGCCGGTCGCCGTACCGGTGGATGTCATCAGCTTGACCACCGTATTCAGGTCCTCGGAGGCCGGTTTCACTTTCTCCTCGCCGGCAAAACCGATCCGGCTGGACTTCATGTCATTGGCCTTGTCCAGCAAGGCTTTGGCCATCCACAGATCGACGGCGCGCAACTTCCAGTTGCCGAGTTTGTACTCGCCATGCTCGATGATGTCGCGCAGTTCGGTCTTGTAGCGGCCCTGGTACTGCTCCGCGGCGCGGAACAGGGTCGGAGAAACATCGCCAGCCCGCACGGGGATCGTGTCCATGACGGCCTGGGTATGCTTCTGGAGCAAGCCTTCCATCTTCTCCTCGAGCTGTCCCCAGTCGAGGGTCGAATCTTTCGGAACGTGCTCCTTGATCGTGTTGGTCAGCTCAGCGATCTCAGCGATCACCTGCTCTAGTTGTTCACTCATTTGATTACCTCTCTGAAAGTCGATAGTAAAACGGATAACGAATCGGTCACGGCTTCCAGCTCTGCTTCGCTCGCGTCGTGGGTCAAGCCATCCGCAGGATGGCCGTCATTAGTGTTTGGCTCCGCGTCGCTTTCTGCCGCGCCGTCAACTACCTCGGGGAAAAGCTTTAATAGCTCCTCCTCGCTGTATGCTCGTAATTCGGGAATATCATCCCCTTCTCGCCCAAACTGGCGATAATGACCTGCCAGATGAGAATGGCAGCCTTCCATATCCGCATCAGGGATTGCGACTTCCTGTCGCGCCCCCATCAAAGCACCCATAGCTGCTACAACTCCCCTCCATACCGCCGGCCCAACGCCCGACTTTGCCGCCCTGTGATGAGGCAGTTTCAAATCGCCGAAGTTTTCTGGCGGCATGTTGGCCGACCAGGTGTAATGTGCCGCAATGCGCCGCTTCTCGGCATCGCTTATGTCGGCAAACGTGCCGTCGGTGAAATCGCTCAGGCCAGGCGCGCTCCAGGATTCGCCCTCGTCGGCCGTACCCTGGTCGCGGTAGGGGATGACCGTCTTGACTTCCGGCGGCTCCACGCTGTCCTGCTCCGGCTCTTCTTCTCCAAGCGACGCCAGAACTTCTTGAAGGGAAGTCACCGCCTCCCGAATGCGCTTTTCATTCGTCGCCGAGAGCACCCGCCCGCGCTTGGCAACCGACTTCGGCTCCATCGCCTTAGCTGCCAATCGTAGAGCCGCCTGATTTGCCGGCACAGGCACGATGCTGAATTCAAGCATCTCGACTTCGTGGTAAACCAGCCCGCGCGCCAGGTCTTCGCCTTTATCATCCTTGCGGTTTTCCCACTTCTTAGGGATAAAACCGATGCTGGCCGCGTTCAGGAAACCGCCGCCCCACAGCTTGTGTACCGTATCGGCTTTCTCGCTCGCGCCCCACTCAGGAAACTGGAAGCGCGCTTTGAGTCCGGCTCCGGGCTGCTTCTCGATAGCCAGGGTCTTGGCTACTGGCATGTCCCAATAATCATGCGCATAAAGCACAACGGGATTTTTGAGATACGAGTCAATGTCCACGCCAAGAGCCAGGATAATATCTCCGTCCCGATCAACCCCCTCAGTGGACACCATGACCTCGTAAACGCCGGTGTCAAAATCGATTACTTTGCTCTCGACAGTAAAGGTCTTGTAAATTGCGCTCATCTTTCACTCCTTAACAAAAAGCCGCTCGTTTTATCAACGAGCGGCCAGAGCGGCTCTTGCTTTGGGCGGCGCACTAGGCGCGGCCTAGAAATTATTATATTTTATTACGTATCCGCACAAATATCGTACTGTCGAAGTTTAACAACATATTAAGTGATGGTAGTAATCGGCGCGGCCAGTGATCTACTAGCCATCTGGTATATTTATAAGGTATGCCGAAATTTAGAAGGTGATAACCAAGTGTCTCTCGGCGGAATTCCTCGAGGAGATTGGAGCAATATTCTATTATTTTTTCGAATACGGGCTGGAAGGCTTTTGCTATTGCCAGCATTAATTCCTCTAATGCCTTGAGAAATATTCGAATATGTTCACTAAGTATTTCTCCGATAATTTCCCATTCCTTAAGCATTTTCAGCCCAAATTCCTGAAGCTCAATGATAAGGCTATCGGCAAGGTAAACAGGCTCGGCTTGATACCAGCCAATTTGATTATCTTCGAGCGGTTTATCAGAGTGAAATCCATTCAGGAATGCTGGATCACTCCACATATTCAAGAGTTCTTCCTTGGTCGTTATCAATCTGGTCATTATCACTCCTTTCCTATTTAGCTATTGACTCTCGCTACTGGCAATCTCCTCAGCAGTGAAATTAGGACGAGCGTAAAAATCGGCCTCGAAAAACTCCAGGGGAACTGTGGTTTTCCCCTCAGGCATATTATAAACCCGTTCCAGCTGCTCTGCAATTGCCAACGCGCCTTTCCGGCTCTGCTCAGGATCGTCAGATCGAATCACCCTAAGCAATTGCCGCCTGAATTTCAGCCAGCGCGATGGATCGCCGGCAAGCAGCCGGATTACTTTTGAAAGTAGGAGGGCCAGGATTATTTCAGGCATGGTATAATATTCCTGTCAAGTCCGTCTTCGTCTCCTTGAAAAGCACCGATCTTTTGTGGTATACTATCAATGTCACAGAGATTTCGGCGCTTTTTATTTGCCGACAGAGGCCCGTTGCCCTGTGAGCGTCCGATTCTCTGTGACAAGAAATCTGGCAAACTCAGGGCAGCGGGTTTCTGATTAAGGAGCAAAATACGTGAATTATGACAAATACATTGCTTCACCCACTTGGGCTGCAAAACGAAAAGCTCGCCTTGCCATAGATGGCCATCATTGCCGCCTATGTGATGAAGACGGGTCTTATTATCAACTGGAGGTGCACCATCGACCATCTAGCTATTCCAAAATTCCAAACGAATCTATCGAAGATGATCTTGTGACCATCTGCGCCCGTTGCCATAAACTGATCACGGATGCAATTCGTGAAGACAGATATGGAAAGCGGGAATTAGAACCAACCATCATAATCACCAGCATACAAGTAAGAGAGGAGCTCATTCATGGCCTGGAAAACAGTCAAATATCAATTGAGTTCGTCCGCCCCACTGATAATGCACAACGGGCAGACAGCCGATCCGACCAACAAGTGGTCGAAATCGATCAAACAGATTTCGTCCAAGAGAATAAAGACAGACGCAGACTATGAAGAAATGGCGCGGCTCGAATTTTACGCCGGCCTGTATCTGAATGTTGACGGCCCGATCCTTCCTAACTATATGATCGACTCGCTGATCATCAATGCAGCTAAAAAGTTTCGTGAAGGCCCATCGGCGAAATCGGGCTGCCTGTGTCTGGAACATGCTAAACTTGAATATGACGGCCCTCGCACAGCCGATGAATTGTGGGCCGATGAGAAGTACCGCTTTTCCGCGTTGGTACGTGTCCAGCAAGCGCGCGTGTCTAGGATGCGCCCAATCTTTCAAGAGTGGTCTGTCGTTATCACGCTTCAAATTGAAGACTCCTTGATCAATATTGCTCGCGTAGATGAATGGCTCGATACTGCTGGACAACAGATCGGCCTGGGTGACTGGCGTCCGGTATATGGCAGATTTGTCGCCAAACGATTGACCGGGAAATAATTGCAGGGCAGG